AGGATTGGAACCGTGGTCGGGCGCTGGCGATGGGTCTTGCCAAGCCGACGGACGAAGAGAAGCAGAAAGCGGCGCAAGCGTCCGAACAGAAACAGCCTGGCCCTGAGGAATTGCTGGCGCAAGCCGTCGCTGCAGAGAAGCAGGCAAGCGCCATGCTCAAGCAAGCGCAAGCAGCTACCGAACAAGAGCGCACTGGTGAGGTGCAGAGCAAGACTATGCTCAATGTCGCACAAGCTGAGGCTGCGGCCAAGGGTGACATTACACCCAATGCTGACCCGATCGACCAAGTTGCCAAGGTCGCGGGCATTGCCGAGACTGAGGCGCGCACGGCATTGCTACGGGCTGACGCGCACAAGAAACACTTTGACGCTGCCAGCACGGTTGCGGCGCTAGGGCCTGCGCATCCGACCATGCGGGACAAAGCGCCCAAGCCTGGCGATGTCGAGGAAGGCCATGTGTATCTTGGCGGCGATCCCGGCAACGCAGCATCATGGCAGCCGGTGCAGTAGTGGCGCATCCTGCGGATAAATACGCGAACGCAACGCAACCGTGGATGCGGTATCAGCCGCGCGTTGACACGTTGACCGCATACAAGCCGACAATGACGCAACGCATCCCCGACATGGTTAAGGACGGGCTTCGTGCGCTCGGGCTAAACAAGTTCGCGGCTAATGCGTTTGGTTCACCGATTGCTGACGTGTTGGGCTATTCGCCTGTTGGTGCTGTAGCGCAGTCATGGGACGCGGGGCAGGCTGCGGCGGGACAACGCGGTATGCTCGGCAAGGTCGCGGGCTTGGGCGGCGGCATGGCGTTAGCTGCGCTTGGTGCTGTGCCGGGTGGCAAGGCATTGCGCGGTGCAGTGAACGATGCAAGGCGTGGGATTGTCGCCTATCACGGCTCACCGCACACGTTCGACAAGTTCTCGCTTGATAAAATCGGGACGGGTGAAGGCGCGCAGGCTTACGGGCATGGGCTGTATTTCGCCGAGAATGAGGATACGGCAAGGGCGTACCGCAATGAATTGTCGCCCTCGGCACGGCTGACGGTCGGCAACACGGTAATTCCTACGGGACACAAAACGCCTAGCCAGTTGAGCGGCGATGTGCAGGGGTTGGCAGCGGAAGCGGTTAACAGGTTCAAGGGCGACGTTCAGACAGCGATTGATTGGCTAAAGGGGTGGGGTTCTCCTAGCCATAGCAAGGCCGCGCAATTGCTGGGCCGTAACCTAAAGGCGGGGCGCGTATCGTATGAGCCAGATGCGCAGGGCGGCTCCATGTATCAAGTACGCATCAACGCCGACCCTGCCGACTTTCTCGACTGGGATAAGCCGCTCGCTGAACAAAGCGATAAGGTGCGGGCGGGTATCGGCACCATTGTTGACCGCGACCTGAACACAGAAACGGGGTGGGCGAAGATGACGGGGCAGGAAGCCTTGCGCGCCGCTGCGGAACGTGACGGGCGCGTTGGTCGTGGCGCTGGCGAAGAACTGCTCCACGCGCAAGGCATCCCCGGCATCAAATACCTAGACGCTGGAAGCCGTGGCGCTGGTGACGGCTCGCGCAACTTCGTCGTGTTTAACGATAAGCTAATCGACATTCTCAAGCGTTACGGGTGGGTTCCCGGCACGGCTATTCCTGCGGGGCTGATGGCTAACGCGCAACTGCTGACGGGTGAGGGCATCCCGCGCGAAACGCAATACTAATACGGCACCCTGCCAGCCGTTCCATTGGCAGAGACAAAGGGGCATATATGCCGGATACTGACGAACTAGACGAACTGCCGGTCGAAGTGGCAGAGGATGACGCGCCAGAGGTCGAGGCGGTCGAAGTCGAAGCGGCAACCGATGAAGCCGATGACGACGACGGCGAAGTTATCGTTGCATTCGACGGCGAGGAACCAATCGCCAGCGCGGCCAAGCCAGACGATAGCAGCGTCATTCGCGAGTTTCGCAAGCGCAATCGCGAAATGGCGGCTGAACTGGCACGGCTCAAGGCAGCGCAGGAAGCCGCGCCGCTGGTGCTTACCGATGAAGTGCTGGGGCCGGTGCCGACACTTGAAAGCTGCGACTGGGACGAAAACCGGCTTGCGGAAGCTATCGAAGCGAGGGCTGAACGCAAGGTGCAGATTGAGCGAAACCGCCTGGCGCGCGAGGATGCGGCGGCAAAGCAAGCGGCGGCTGACGCAGCGGAAGCGGCTGAATACGTCAAGTCGCGGTCATCGCTCGGCGCGCGTGATTACGAGGATGCGGAAGCAGAGTTCGTCGCAGCCGTGCCTAATCCCGCATTCCAGCGCCTTATCGTTCGCGCGGCTGACAACCCTGCGGCGGTTATCTACGCGCTGTATAAATCGCCCGCACGGCTTGCGGAATTGGCGGCAATTACCGACGCGGCCAAGATGGCGGCTGCTGTCGGCAAACTGGAAGCGAGGCTTAAGGTGGTTAAGAAAAGCGCGGTGCAGCCTGAACGGCGCGTTTCGGGGGCGGCTCCGGTTCGCATGAACGGCGCTGACACGCATATGGCGCGGCTTGAAGCTGAAGCTGAACGCACGAATGACCGCTCGAAAATCTACGCATACAAGCGCCAGTTGGCGGCGCGGGCGGCTGCTCGTTAACAAACTTGCGCCTAGTGCAAAATGTTAGTATTGTAACCAAGGTTTCCGCAGCGCCTTAGCCTGCGAGGCATCGCCCGATAGCCGCCTGACGGTGTGGATTGGGCCTGACGTGGTGGCAATCCTGCTGCCCGTCGCCTCGCAAGCGAAAGGGCCTCCAATGGCAAACGATTTCAACAAAGAAGAGCGGGTCATGTTCGATGACATGCTCGAAAAGTTCGACAACACGCTGGTGGCGTCGCGCGCGGCTTTCCGCGTCAACACCGACCAGGTGATGATGGAGCGCACGAATGACATCGTGTGGTATCCGCAGCCGTATATCATGCCGACCTATTCGGGCAATGATGCTACTACCGCGTTCGCCAAGGACGTGGCGCAGTTGTCGGTTCCGGCGTCGATCAACATGCAGAAGCATGGCGCGTTCACTCTGACGGCGCGCCAGTTGCGTGACCAGCAGCAGGCTTCGCGTATCGGCAACGGCATCATTCAGAAGCTGGCGAACGATATCGATATCGACATTACCAACGGTGTAGGCGCGCTTGGTAGCATCGTCATCAAGCGCACTGTCGCCGCAACTGGCTGGGATGATATCGCGCTCTGCGATAGCGCCATGACTGAACAGGGCGTCGGCAGCGATGACCGTAAGTATCTCGCCAACACGCGCGACTATAACAACATGGCTGGCAACATCGCCAAGCCGCAGACTTCGGCAAATGCTCTGGTCAACAGTGCATATGAACGCGGTCGGCTTCCCGATGTCGCGGGTTTCGAGACGTTCAAGACTGCCAATTCGTATCGGCAGGCGGCAACGGTTGCTGGCACGTCGCCGGTCATCAACGGCGCAAACCAGTACTATGTGCCGGTCGGCTCGACGCTCACTGTTGGGCGCGGCAACCTGAACGTTGATAACCGCTTCCAGACGCTCAACATCACGCTTGGCGCTGGTGCGGCTTGGGTCGTCGGGACTGCGTTCACGATTGCCGGTGTCAATGCCGTGAACCATATCACCAAGGCTGATACTGGCCAGCTCAAGACGTTCCGCGTTGTTTCGATCACGTCGGGCGGCGGTACGTCTGGTGCGAACGTTGTGGTCATCACGCCGCCGATTATCTCGGGGACTGGTGGCACCGGGCCGGAATTGCAGTACCAGAATGTGACGGCGGCTCCGGCCAATGGCGCGGCTCTGGTGGTGCTCAACACCGTTTCGACTCTGGTCAATCCGTTCTGGCAGGGCGATGCGGTGCAGATTTTCCCCGGTCGCCTCGCGCCGGCTCCGAACTCGGGGCTTGCCGTGATGACGGGCACGACTGACACGGGCTTCGGCCTGATGATGACGCGCCAGGGCGAAATCAACACGCTCACGACGAAATACCGCTTCGATGCGATTTGGGGCACGCTGATTGCGCAGCCCGAAATGGCCGGTATCGAGTTGTTCTCGCAGACGTAAGCGAGTTTGGGGCGGGGCTTCGGTTCCGCCCCTTTCGCTTGTCCTCACAAGGGGTTTTTTATGTCTGCACTACAGCCTTTTAATCCTGCCTACGGTAGCACGGTCGCGCTTGTTGGTGCGGCGGGTGAAGTTACCTCCGCGTTCCCGACGCCTGCGCCCGGCGGCTATCCCATGCAATTGCTGTTGACGAACGAGGGCACTGTGACTTGCTATGTTCGCGTCAATCGCGCGGGTGACACGACTGCTGCAAGCGTTGCCGATTTGCCGGTTCTGGCGAATACGCAAGTTGTTCTTACCGTGGCGCTCAACGAATCGTTCACGGTGCGGCTGGCGGCTGGTGCAACCGGCTCCACGCTGCGAGTGACGCAAGGCGCGGGCTTCTAGGTGGCATACGTCCTGCCAGCCAAAGCGCCGACTGAGGTATCCGATTACGCTATCTCGTTTGAGGCGGTGGCTGGTGGCGCGTCGATCTCGGCGCATACTTTGGCGGTGGCGGCGCAACCGAACGGCTCGGCTGTCATCGCGTCACAGTCGCTTGCGGGTTATGTCCTGACCGCTTCGTTTAGCGGCGGTGTGGCTGGCATCCCGACGACATTTGACCTTAGCGTGACGTTCAGTGACGGTCGCGTCATCGTCAACACGCTAGAGCTCCCCATTGTAGCGCTCGGGTCTGACGGCGTGCCTGCCACCACTACCAAGCGCCAGATTGTCGATATGGCGTATGAAGAGTGCGCGCTCAACGGCTATGAGTTTGACGTGTCGCCAGAGGAATTGCAGAGCGCGCTGCGCCGCCTTGACGGGCTTATGGCAGAGTGGAAGGTGCAGGGCATCGACATTGGCTACAATGCGCCTGCTGCGTTCGGTAGCGGTGATTTGTCCGATTGGTCTGGTGTGCCGGATTGGGCGGCGAACGTGTCGGCGATGTATCTCGCGCTACGGATTGCGCCGCGCATGAATAAGAGCATGGGCGCGGCTGCATCGCGCGCGTTGGCGTCGGGCATGGTGGCATTGCGGGCTAAAACGCAGGTGGTGCCGACGATGGCGCTGCGGCCCTACACGCCTTACGGGGCGGCCAACAAGCTTTACAATCTGTGGTGGCCTTTCGCACTTGGGGAGGCTGCATGACGTTGCATCGCTGGGGCCGTTCGCAAGGTGGCTGGGCTATCAAGGCTGCTGGTGGCGGTGTTGTGGTTCCGGCGCTTCCGACGGTTGACACGACCAAGCTTGTCGCGCGGTGGCAGGCCGACCATTCGACCGTCACCAAGAGCGGATCGGAAGTCTTGACCGCCACCAACATTGTATCGCCGGGAACGTCAGACCTTGCCCGGTTGGCGGCGGGTCAAGGCGCTATCGAAATGACGGAAACTAACCCGACATCGCCGATGTACGGGCGCAAGTTCTGGCGTTTCGATTCGCGTCAAGCAATGATATGGACGCTCAACAGCATAACAACAACGAATATGGCGGTTTTTCTTGTGTGCCGCGCGCTTCGGTCTAGCCGGGGCTGGGCACCGTTTTCGATTGGTGCGAGCGGTGCAGGTAACACGAACAGCGCTGTTATCAATATCAGCGTGACAGGTAGCCTTGCGCCGTGGTTGCGTAACTGTGCGGTATCTGTAACATCGGTTGCGACCGGCACCGGAAATGCCGCCAAGCATATGATGGGTTGCCAACCGCAAGTCATCGGGTTGGCGGCTGGGTCTGGTGCGGGTTCGACGCGCTGGTACATGAATAACGACGTGCTTACCGTTGCGGGGCCGGGCAGCACGACATTCTCGGGCGGCGCTCTCGGCATTTACGCGCACTCTCCCGGCGCTGTCGGAAATTGGGCTGAAATGGACGTGTTTGATGCGCTTGTTTACAACTCGCGGCCAAGCAATGCCGTTGCAGACAGCATCGCGGCGGCACTGGTGGCTGGTTATGGCATCCCCGCGATTACCGACAGCATGGTTTTTGAAGGCGATAGCATTACGCAGGGTTTCCCCGGAGACGCCAACCCAGCCTATCAGGTGACGTCTTCGGGCTGCATCACGGGTGGCGGGTGGATGGACATTCCAAGCGGTTATCGCGTGCTGAACGTCGCTCTATCTGGCGACAAAACCAGCAGCCTCTACGACCAACAGATTGCGACGAACAGCGCACACAGTGCCGCCGCGATGATTGGCGGACCGCTGTCGGGGCATAACCGGCTTGTGGTGCAGATTGGTGTGAACGATGCGACCAGCGGAAACTCGTTCAACGGGACTATCGCGGGAACGGTGCTCACCGTTAACTCCATGACTGGTACGTCCGAATCTATCGGTATTGGCGACAAGGTTGTTGGTAGCGGCGTCACGGCGAATACGGTTATCAGTAGTTTCGGTACTGGTACTGGCGGCGTCGGCACATACAATCTCAATAATAGCAGCACAACCGGCCCTGTTGCTATGACGGGCGGGCGAACGGCAGATAATATCTACAATACGGCGTCCGGGCCTAACTCGTTCGTCAACCTGATTGCCAGCGCGACCAATGGCTACAAGAAAAACTACGACAAAATCTTTTGGTGCGTGAACATCGCCTTCCCCGGCGGCAGCGGTGTGCAGGCATCAACGATTGACCCGCTGCGGGCGCTTATCCGCTCGGCACCCAACACGATCAACACGCAATTCCATACCGATACCGGCACGACTGCGGCAAATCTCGACATCATCGACTTGACGCAAATCACCATGCCAACGGCAACGCCTGCCGATAGCAAGGTATTTGATACGGCTGCGGCGGTGCTATTGAACTCGACGGTTGTCGAGCCTGCTACGGCCATTTATCAGGATGACACGCTGCACCCGACCGGCACGTCGAACATTCCGGTTACTGGCAACGAATACATGGTCAAGGGCGGGGTTCCGTTGGGCGGAACTGGCGTTGGCTTGAACTCGGCTTTTCTGTGACGGCAATCCCCATCCTTGTCGGCGCATACGCCACCTCAACCGGCGACTTTGTGCAGTCCATGCCGGTGAATAAAGAGCCTGTGGTTATTGGCACGGGGTTGAGCAACGGTTATCTGCGGCCCGCGCAAGGCATCCGCCAAATCGGTCAGGGGCCGGGTGGGGACCGTGGCGGCATCAACTGGAACGATA